GTATCGCAAGTGCTGCGTGTGGGAAAAAACGCCCATAATTGATTAATCGACTCGCGTAGTTAATACGTACAGCGTGTGACTACCTGTACTAGCTACAGCACTTAAAGAGCATCCCTGAGGTATTGTAATTACGATCTTGTCGTCATTGTCCATCAGGAAACCAGTCTCAGTAGTTACGCCTGTATTTCCTATGTAGGTATCGCCTTTAGCGTGTAGATGAACATACTGCGTTACATTGTCTAAACTTACGATCGTCTGCGCCGTCGTAGTTACTGTTACCTTACTGTTAGTAGTTGCCATTATCTTTTATCCTCTTTTATTCCTAACGAGATTTCGTTAGCGATCTCTATGTCCTGCTGAGCGCTTTGATGCCTAGCCGTCACGTACTTAGCGTAATCCTTGTGATGCTCTCTGGTCAGCCAATAGCTGCGCTTATGTGGTAGCTGTACGCCAGTGTGCGCGTACATCTTAAAGCCCATAGCTTTCACACGTATGCTAAAGAATATGTCCTCACCTACCCAGGCCTGGTTAATCGGCATATCTCTATAAAAGCACCATAGATCGCCTTCATTAGTTTTATCTTGATGCTCTCTCATTTTCTCAAAGACTGAGCGATGGATGAGTATGCAACCAGTACCAGCCGCGTCTATCTCTACGATGCTGTCCTCTGGATATTCGTGCATCGCATAAAGACCAGTGTCCTCACCTATCTTAAAGACGCAAGGGACAGGCTCAGGGTAAACATTTTGAGTATCCCAGGCGGCGTGGACGATACCGCTTACGATAGGTCTCTCATCCTTATCAGCTGCTGCTATTAGCTTCTTAAAATGCTCTACTGTAATGATCTGGTCTGTATCTATCTGTAGTAACCAGTCGTCGGTAGTTTTCTCCAGAAATGTAGCTACTACCTGATTACGTAAACGGCTTATAACGCCTGATCCTTCAAGACTTATCAGCTGTCCTAGCTGTGACTGACTACGTGCTATATCGATCATACTGGTCGCGAACATCGCGTGCCATTGTCCAGGTGAACAGACGCCTATCGTTATCTTTTCTCTTAGATCCATTACTGTCCCCATTTCTCATAAATTAGCTGCGGCGCAGCGTCTCGATTAAGTAACATAATAATAGAGTGAAAATTAGCAGCTTTGCGACTTAACCCTGTGCCATCTACGTAATTAATGCGTTTCATTGGTACGTAAATCGATGGGTATCCATAATTATAAAACATCTTGCGACGAGCTACCCCCCCCAGTGAGTCAATAGGCATAAGTAAAGCTGAGGGCTTACCTGACTTTAATACTCGCTCTATTACTTTATCTTTTATACTAAAAGGTGGATTAGTGATAACGGCGTCGTAATCGTAGTCACACTCTAAATAGTCAGTAACGCCGAAAATGACCTTATGACCTAAATTCCTTGCGTATTTGACGAAGTTGCTTTTTTCATCGTCATACGGACACATAATCGAAGTCGATATATCTAAATTTAAGAGCTCAAAACATTTTTTGACTGCATCGATAGGCGTGTACCACTCATCACTTTTAACGTTTTTTGTGACACCATTTATTAGATTCATTTGTCCCCTAATGCCTAATTAAGTACAAAATTTAGCACTAAACGTACAGTTTAGTACCAATTATGACGCTTATGAAAGTCTAGCGCACTGCAGAAATCACCGTAGCGATGACGCACATAGCCGATACCCCAGTGGATTTGATCTAAAGGGGAAGCTAGAAATCTATCTATCTGTTTTTTACTCTTACCCTCCATATGCCTCTGAGGTATGCCGTAATCGTGTGTAGGAGATTTAGCCTTATATCTCCAGTTACTCTCTTTAGTCCAGAGCTTGACCATACATCTAACTTCGTATGGCTCTACTTGTTTAGCTGCGTACTCTTGCAGGCCTTGCGGTGTTGCTAGTGTTATTGCTAGAAATATCGATCCCATTAGTAGCATTTCGATCTCCTATTAGGTAGATGATGGCTCTCATTAGGTACTGTCTGTTTTCCTCAAAAGAAGCTATTCCGCTGTTACAGTCGTGACAGAGTAGGCCTCTTATCTCCTGTGTTTTATGGTTATGGTCTATGGATAGGCGACTTTGTGTATTGGCTACATCGCAGATAGCGCATTTATGATTTTGCTTTTCGAGCAGCTGTCCATACTCATATTTTACCCTACGCATTATCCATCTGGCTAGATTTCGACAGTTATTACAGTGATGGCGTCTCTTATCATTAGCTTTATTACGCCAGCCAAAATCATTTATCGGTAATATCTTGTCGCAGGTGTTGCAGTGTTTATAGCCGTTAGGCGTCGCTTTCCGAGTCCGTCTCGTCATCTATGTCCTCATCTGAGTCCGCGTCTAGGCCTAAAGCGTACTGCCTATCCTTCTCGCTTAAACTGTTGAACATAACTAAGACGCTACTTACAGATCTGCTAAGTAATGATTCGATAGCGTCAAAAGATAGAGACTGGTCTGTGTTTATCTGTGTTGATACTTCTCCAATAGATATATCTATCGTTAGTTGCATCTCTATCCCTTCACTGGTAAGGGTTTATCTAGTGGTTTTATTATATTTTATTTTATGTATTTTTATATATATGACCTGATACCAGAGCTAGAGGAGAAATGCCCCCCTACCCCCCATTAATTAAAAATAATTAATAGTGAGTAATGGAGGATCTCTACAGCTGTGTTTAGATCTTGATGACCGTCAACCGTCGCTATCGGAGTTCCTGCCCCCAGTCTTACGACCAGATAAAACTATAGACCATACTGGCGACAAAAGAGAAAAGGACTGCCACCGCAGATGGTAGGCAGTCCCAGTCTCCTTACGCGTACCCTCAGTAGCGTAAGCCTATGTATCTATGTAGGCCGAGCCCCCAAAGAGGCTAAAAACGGCCTTACAGCCTCTTTATAGGGCATATAATCGTATAGCCTGTCCTTAGGTATAAACCAGGTTTCCTCATCCTCTAGCTTATACTCGTCTATACGGCCTAAATAAACAGGGTAGTAACCTACTAAAAACAGGGTAGTAAGCGATGCGCCCTGCACTAGAAAAGCTACATCGCCATCGCGATCATAGTGACGCAGGATAAGATTATTAGAGCGCGACCAGCGCACCTCGACATTATCGCCTACGTCAGCCTTATCCTTAAAGGTGTTAAGGCCGTTCCAGTCGAGTCCTAATAACCTAGCTACGCCTATCTCAGCGCCGTAAGCCATCTGCATCTCGTACTTACGCTCGTAGTCATTTTTCCAGGGTATGGCTCTAGTGTGAGGGTTATCCGTCTCCTGTGTTTTCTTTGACCACTCAATAAAGAAATCTGCCGCTTGTCGAGCTAATTTCATATCGAGATCGTGTAAGGGTAGCGGCCTCATTTTTTCCAGGGTTTACCCTCTAATGACATCGGCGTACATTGTTCAGTGTATGGCTTACGCTGACAAAATAGACCTTCATAAGGCTTACCGCTGTTGCTTGTCCCAGATCTATATATACGGCAGGCCATCTCTCTATGGTTGCAGTATGGCTCACCCTCAGGCGGTACTACTTTCGTAGGCTCTGCATCTGGTCGCTGTTCATTTAGGAAAGCTGCTAGCTCAGGATTATCAGTCTCTACAGGTTTAAGAGGTGGAACAGAGCGTAGAGGTGGCGTGAAAGGTGTAGGCGCCAACTCTACGCTCGAACCGTTGCTATCTGCTCCCCAGAGATCGAGAGCGACGCCAAAACGCATCGCTGCATTTTTTATAGCGTCACTGATAGCGGTCTTTACCGCATCCGCCCCTTTTTGATGCGGCTCAGATGCACCGTAACCAATTCTCGTTACGCCGCATACTGTAAGTCTTATCCATAGGCCGTTAAATTCATCTAATACAGGTGAGCCGTTATCAGATATAGCCATAGGCTGCCAGTACCACGCAGGATCTACAGAGATTAATCTATCTGTTACGACTGCGTGATTTATAAAATTATAGGATCTCTGTCCTACATTTTTTGCCTCTACTTGGTCGTCTCTAAAAGGCGCTCGTAACGCTTTAGCTTTGTCCTCGTTCATTTACTCGATCTCCTTACGTCTCTGTGACTCGACATAAATATTTAACCAGGGCAGCGACGTCACGCGATGCTCTCGTATTGCATCTAATACAGCTGATCGACCCTCAGGAGAGAAGCGCGTAGAGACGTATGGAGCTTTAATATCAAGTCCCATAAAAGGTAATATCTCACCTGTCATAGTGCTAAATACCTGGTTATCAGGTGTTATAGCTAAGGTTTCTAAAAATTTCTTACGAAATGAGTCACGCACCTTAGGCTCTATCTCGCTAGGAAAATTCTCAGTAATCCAAGTTACTAAAGCCTTTTCGTCAGTAACTACGCAAGATACATCTCGACTAACTAAGGTTATCTTTGCTACCTCTTGATTATCGATAATGGCTTTTGTCATATCAGCACCTACATTAGTTAGCTCATCTCTGGCTAATTCTCTTAATGTATTAGTCGCCTCTGTTACTGCATCCTTTATTACTGTTAGCGCTGCTAATTCTGACGCTATATCTTTTAAGTTCATTTACACACCTACTAGATCTGAAATCGGTTTAATATCGCTAAGGTCGTCGACCAAGTAGTAACTACCGCTAGGATGCTTAGATGGAGCAGCTACTACGTAACCGTTCCACTTAATATCTACACCCTCACGCCATTTACCAGGGAAAGTCATATCGGCAGATGCCCAGTAGTAGTAATGAAATCCATTACCTGTCTTTATACGTCTGGTCTCTGTTAGGCCGTCTATCGTGCCGCCATTACGTAGATCTACGTCAAAGACGACTAGATTAGATGCTTTACAGGCTATGCCTATATTTATGTCAGGCTGAGCCTTGAACCACTTATGAACAACTTCTATATCGTCTGTGGCGCTATATAGTCCACGTGGAGCGAATCTTTTATGAGGCTGTTTAGCTGCTACGCCTAAAGGTAAAATCTTAAAGCCTAGAGCTGCATATGTAATCGCGTAGTCATAGATACGGTTCATTATTGCTCGTATCTTGTCGATGGATGCTTACGCGCCGCTACGCGACCACGCACGAATCCTCTTTGATGACCGTTATAGTGACCGTAATAATAACCAGTCATAAAAATACCTATAGCACATAGAAATATAAATAGATCTGTGTACTCTTTTATAAATTGCATATCTGTCCCTTTGTCTGGAGGGTTGAGGGGTTCCAGACCACATAATGGTACTACTGCCTCCAGACAGTCAGACACCTAGACACGCCGACCTCTAGGGTTACTTTAGGGTTATAGCCCAGGCTGTTGAGCAGCGCTGGATTACCTACGCGGTATGCGACACCTTTAGGAGCGCCTTCATCGACCTCTACGACTGGTTTATAGCCCACCTGACGAGCCACTAGGTTAAATAGCTCCATAAAGGTCGTAGGCCTGCCTGTAGATAGGTTTATGTTTATGCTCATACGGTCTTTAGCCAATAACAGAGAGGCCTCTACTATGTCGTCTATATGTATCCAGTCCCTGGTAGTTAATGCTGATCCCCAGATAGTAAAGGGATCGGCCTTACGACCAGCTCTTTCCATAAAACTAGGGAACGGATATTCCAGGCTCTGATCCTCACCGTAACCGCTAAAAGGTCTAAGTACAGTAACGGTTAAGCCTTCACGTCTTAGATGTTCGCAGAGCATCTCTCCAGTTAATTTAGCCCATCCGTAGGTATAGTCTGGCAGGCGTATATCTCTAAGGTTTATATCGTTTTCTGTAAGCATCCTTTTTAGCTCTAAGGTCTGTAGCTCTACAGGATAGGCAGCGCTAGAGCTAAAGTAGAGAATATGTCCAGGCTGTGTACGTATAGCCCACGATGCCATCTCGCTATCTATTGATAGATCTACCGCCAGAGATAGCGGACTACCCTCGATAGTCTGCCTACCTCCTACGACTGCCGCAAGATGGATCAAAAGGTCGAAATAGGTATCATCGCGTCGAAAGAAATCTCTAGCATCGATACCGTCTTTTATGTCAACATATGTGACGTTATGATCTAATAAAGCATATGTAAAGTGACGACCTACAAAACCTCTATTACCAGTTATTAAAATTTTCACGACAGAGCCATTACTAAGTCTTTATAAAACTGGCTGTTAATAAAGTCCTCGTAGATTAATCTATCGTGGCTGTAATACTGCTCAGAATTAACTCGTGCGTAATGATCATCCATAGCACCCTTAGCGGCTAGTGGATGCATATGCTCGATTACTATGTTTTCTGCATAAAACAGGCCATTAATATCCTGGCCTAATTTTTTCCAGAAATTATCTAAGTATAGGTGTTTAGCCTTAGGCTGACACATACCTTTAAGATTTTCTACTATGCCTCTAGTCATTAAACAGGCAGTAGGTAAATTACCGCCTTGCAGTAGGTCATTACCGTAGGCTATTCCTTGTTTATTACCTGGTATTAGTAGTGATAAAAGGTAATCCCAGAAATCAGTACGCGGTACGTGATCATCTCCTAGAAAACCAAAATAGCTATAGCGATCGTACTTAGTATCGTCTAGTAAAAGCATCGCAGCCATATTAAGAGGCTGAGCCATACCAGCGGCGGTTATGTGATTTGTTATTATGTTTATGTCGTCTATCGCTTGATAATCGCGTAGCGACCAGTCATCTATATCGCAGACAAAATATAAATCTGCTACAGCTTTAGTATCTTCCCAGGCTTTAAGAAGCCTTTTTGCGTTTTGTGGCCTTCCCCTGGTTGGCACAATGAATACACTTTTTTGCATTTTGTCCCTCTCGATCGTGGTCTTTGAGATGCGTGAATAGCATACGCCTAAGCTCTCTTAGATCGCCTAATACTTCCTCAGCAAAACCGTTAGAGACAGGGCGGCTATTCTTTTCTGCACGTGAAGCGAATATAGCGGCTACCCCTGATATGGTCGCAGCCGCTATAACGCCTAGCTGAATTAAAAGATTATCCACGTCCTAGCGGATCCTTAGGATTTAGCACACGCATTAAAGGAGGCAGAATCGCAGCGGCTGCAGCGCTAGCTAGACCTTTTACAGTCATATCGCCAGTAGCTAAGTAATAAGCTAATGCAGCGCTAAGAGCTGCTCTACCCCAGGAGGCAGATACCTCTAAAGCTGTTTTTACTTGTTTATTCTGTTTCGCCTTCATCGGTCTCCATCTCTAAACCTCTTACTAAGGTTTCGACTTGCACTGCATTTAGAGCTATCTCGAAATGCATCTCATCCTTACGATTACGATAATTACCGCCCCATCTTAGACCATATTTACGGCATAAACGGTTAATTATTCTTACTTGCTCGTCATTAAAAGTACCTACAGCCGCTAGCGGATGCTGCGTAGCATTGAGATCTATAGCTGTACCGCTACTGTGATTAGAGACTACGGTATTAGATCCTCTGACCTTGCGATAGCAATAGCCCCAGTCGTCCAGGGTTTTACCCTCATCTATAGGCTCGACTAGCTTATGAAATTCTGCAGCAAAACCAATTAGTAAAGGCGCTACAGGTTTAGCTACACGTAGCTTTAGATCTGTCCCTGGAACGCGCTTACGTACTATATCTATAGCCTCTGGATCTGCAGACGCAGGCCATCCGTTAGCGCTCTTTTCCATAATCTTTATAGATTGTGCTAACTCAAAAGCAGTTTAGCTTCATCGGCAGTAATGCCGAGCCGCTCAAGCAAGGCAGCCTTTGCGTTTTGTGCGTCTAACTTTGCCTGTGCGTCGGCTTGTTTAGCCAAGATATTATCCGCCCATTCAGCAATTCGCGCTTCATATTCTTCGGCTAATAATTCAACATAACCCTGTTCGTCGCTGCCTTCACGAATTGTAGAATAATCTTTTTTTAATTGCGTTATTATTTCATTTTTTGTCATTATGCTGCCAATCCGTAAATTGCGACTTTTGCATCAAAAGTTCCCGTTGATGGGCTTACTCTAATGCCTGTGTATGTTTGTTGCTGATTATTTAATCCTCTGCCCGAAATGGGAATGCCTGAATAAGTATCGGTGAAATCAAACCAAAACATTGGATAATCCGAAACAGCAACTCTCGTTATCATAATTTGACCAGCCGAACTATCGCTTGTGCTTCCACCTAGATTTGGCGTTAAAATTATTTGATTTATGCCGTTTCTCTCTGTGTTTGTTTGAGTAGATGAAAAAAGCATTTCTTGATATTTGTAGCCTTGCGCCATTGTTGTTGAGCCGTATCTAAATTGGAGATATAAATCGGCTTGACCCGAACTTCCATCACAATCTTCAAAAATAATCATATAAGTTTTGTAGGTTGTAGTAAAAACTGAATCAATGTTTGTTCCCGATGAACCGCTTATTGTTTGGCGAGTGATTAAAGTCATTCCGCTAGCGCCAGCAGGAGCAGCCCACTTTAGACCTGTTGCCTCAGACGAGTCGGCCGTTAAAAGTGTTCCATTTGCTCCAACACCTAATCTTGCAAAAGCATCTGCACCAGTCCCAGCTACTAAATCACCTTTAGCATCTATTGCAGTTGCCATAGAGTTAGTAATAGTTACTGTACCGCTAGTTCCACCGCCGCTAATACCTGTACCAGCTGTAACACCTTCAATATCGCCAGTAGCGCCACTTGCTGCCCACGCGCTGCCAGTGTAATACCAGAGACTGTTATTATCTTTTGTGTATGCGAACTGTCCCTCTTGCGGTGACGTTATAGCGGCATTTCTTGCAGCTTCACTAGCAAAAACTAGGACGCCTTGCATTAAATAACCATTAACGTCCGCACTGGTCAACACCTCACCAGTGTTAAAGGTCTTAAATCCTAAACCTGCAGCCATTTATATCTCCTTAGTAAGCGAGCGAGTCCTCATCTAGTAGGCCATCTACTAGAGAGTCTAGCACGAAGCCACTCGCGAACGGTTGCGCGGTGGTAAAAGTAGTGTTAAAAGAATTAGGGGTAATGTCATAAGAGACGCCAGTAATTACGGTATCGCTCTCTACGTTACCACCTTGCAGTACCTGTATAACAGTAATCGGATCATAGACGTCTAGCTCTAAGGCTGCAGTAACGCGGCTTGGACTTGCTCCATCATATGCATCTAAAGTTATAGCCTCTAGTCGTAGGTCTGCTCCTACCTCCTGACGACTTGCTACGATCATAAGCGCCTGATTTAAGGCATCTGTATCAGTCTGCGCTATTGAGCTACGGTTACGAGTATGCTTAAAAAATGTGTCGATACTGTCTAAATTATTTACGGTCTGTGGCGTACCTCCAGTGCGTGTAACAGTGCAGCTATTAATAAGTCCAAAATCTGATAGGTCAAAAGCTACCTTTTGATATGTAATAGTGCCAGGTAGACCAGAGTCGCTAAAGACAGTTGACGTACCGCCAGAGGCTGAGATTATGTCCTGCCTAGACTTAAAGGTGGCGTAGCCTTGCTGGTTTATATAAAAGGCTCCTAGATCTGTAGCCTCGACCGTCTGACAGGCTGCCAGAGCTGTCCTAGTCGTACCTGTATCAGCCTGTACCGTAGTGGTACTGGTCGTAGATATAGCACGCATACCACCAGGCCACTCAGCGGCGTCTAAGATGCTAGTAATGCGCTGCGCTGTAGTCTGTCCAGCCGTACCGCCTGTAACAGTACCTACCGATGCAAGGTTTAATAGTTGAAAACCATCGACGCAGTTTAGATCGACAAAGGCAGGGTCAAAGCCTGTAGGGGAGGTGTATTTCCACGACTGTACATACATAGATCCTAAAGCGTATTCCTGGCCTGCGAACGTACCTATAAAACGTATCTTACGCATCGGTAAAATTTTTCCGTATAGAGCGCTACTCGTATTGGCAGGATTAAATAAACCTGTCTCGTCAATTAAACGCACTGCAGCATTACCAGCGGTAAAGCTGTCAGAGGTACGGTTATAGGCTCGTCTTATACCAGCTCGTAGCACGTATTGACTTACGTCCACGATTTCAGATGCGCTAGTACCTAAGACAGACTGGTCTAGCGGTGTAGATGGATCATCAAGTACTAGACTAGGGTCAAAGTTAGCGCCGTTGCTAAAGTCGATAGTGCAGGTAAATACCGCGCCTGTAGTCATTAAATACCCTCTAAGAGTATGTTATTACCTGTCCGCTGTGTCGCATATACAGCATCGGTTACAGCTGCTACTAAATCATTTTGAGCTACTACTGATCCCTGGACATTTACATTTATTGTTACGCCTTCATCTCTGGCTCTAAAACCTGCAGGATCAAAAAACGATGGCGTAGCTATACTTCTAGCGTCAGCGGAGCGCCCTGTCTCCTCAAAAAACCTAGCAGAGGCTACATCAAAATTAGCTGGTACTGAGGTATTATCAAATAAATTACGTAATGAGCTACTTTGATTTTCATCAAAAAATCTAAAACTACCTAAATCAGGGACAAAAGGCCTCTTAAAAGGTTCGCCAGCTTGTTCACCAGGTAACTTAATAAGGGGAGGTCTTATAACAGGCGGTACTACTGGTAGATCCTTACTCGTATCCTCGTCGTATTTTCTCACCCTTGCTGGATCAGGTTTAGCCGTAACAGTGCCACCGCCAGTAATACCAGGTATAGCAGGCATCGTAATAGTCGCGCCTATATTTATAGTGTACTTACCCTCTATAAGGGCTTTTAGGGCTTTCTTAATATCCTCTAGGTTATCTGTAAATTTAATCTCAGGTTTAAGAGCTGCTAAGGCGTCTATAGCCGTTTTATCTGCTGCGTATCCTGCCGCCTTTAATAACTGTAACACCTTCTCTAAATTCGTCGCGTCGTTATAGCGTCCCTGAGTAGCAGCCTGTAGAGTCTTAATAGCCTCCTCGTCTGTCTGATAATCTGAAATTTTTAGCGCTGATAGTTGCAGTACGCGATCTCTGTCTGTCTGTGATAGTTGACGACGTAATGCTGCCTGTAAATTAATCGCATCTATATCGAACTTAAAGGAAATAGCGTTACGTAGTCTTTCTAATTCTGCGCTACGCTTCTTTTCTGCAGCTCTCTTTAATTCCTCGCGCTTTAATCTCGCTATCTCCGCGGCTCGTAATTTAGCTAGACCTGCCTCTTCTTTAGCTAATTGTGTTAATTTAGCTTGATCCTGTAATGCTTTTCTTTGTAATGCACCTGCGGCTAAATCAGCTTTGAGCTTAGCATCTGCGGCTCTACCTGCATCGCCGTAATCTATTCCTGCTAGACGATCTAATAAATCAAATAGCGCTAGGACAGGCCTGCTATTTGCTAGCTCATTAAATTTACTTGACACCCTATCTATTAGACCTACAGCTTTACCTAGAGCTGTTCCAAAAGCCTCTCCCAGAGCTATCATCTTTTCTTGAGTTTCCTCAATACTAAGCCCAGATGCCTCCAAGCCCTCGACAAATCCTTTACCTACTGCTACCTGAGTCTGCTCGAAAGCTACTTTTAGTTTATTTATTTTGTCTGCGAAAGTGTCTACCTGTTTAGACGAGAAATCAGCCTCTAGCTCTTTTAGTACGTCAGCGAAATCTTTACCTTTTAGCTCAGCCGTCTCATAACCTATACGCAGCTTTACTAAAGCTTTATAATCACCGACAAAAGAGCGTGAAAGGGCATTACTAACGTCAGTTAACTCTAATCCTTTTTGTCTACTAATTTCAGTAGATAGACTTAATAATTTCTGGGCGTCTGTAAGCGTGTATGTAGTCTGGATTAATTTTTGTAGAGCTGGATTTAGCTCATTTTGAGAGACACCTGACGACAGAGATAAAGCGCGAGTAAAATCACTAGCCAGAGAAGTAGCGAAAGCTAGACCTAAATTAGTTAATTCAGACTCTAGGCGCTTAGTAGATTTCTCTAAGGTTGCGAATTGATTTACAGACTTTTTTACGAAAGCGCCAATAGCTACAGCGCCAAAAGTAAGGCCTAGTCCCTTTCCAAATTTTGTTAATAGTGCTTGCGATTTCTTTGTGCTTTTATCAAGATCCTTAAAGCCTTTATCTTTAAGGCGCGTAATGAAATCGACCGCTACCTCTTTACGACCCATTACCATTATTTAACACCTCTTATAAACTTATATAAGCGTTGGTCTATTACCTTAGTAATTTCATTTCTAACCTT